GGACGGGTCCGACCATTATTTAAGTAGTGGATTTTTTGGTTCTTATGTAGATATTGAAGGTGTTTATAGAACAGAGTTTGATCTAATTAAAAGATATCGGGAAATGGCACTGCATCCAGAATGCGACAGTGCTATCGAAGACATTGTAAATGAAGCCCTTGTAAGTGATACTAACGATAGTCCAGTTCAAATTGATCTAGATAATTTAAATGCTAGTGATGGAATTAAGAAGAAAATAAGACAAGAATTTAAACATATTTTAGAACTTCTTGATTTTGATAAAAAGTCACATGAAATTTATAGAAATTGGTATGTTGATGGTAGACTTTATTACCACAAAGTAATTGATCTTAAAAATCCTGAGGCAGGCATACAGGAATTAAGATACATAGACGCAATGAAAATGCGTTATGTCAGACAAGCAAAGAAAACAGAAGAAGACAAATATAGAGTAACTAATAGGAATATTGATAATCCAATGGATTACGAATTTCCTGGAATTGAAGAATACTTCATTTACCAACCAAAAATGACGTATCCTACAGGAACTCCAGCACCAGGAAACCTTGGAGGATCTAATGCTGGTATTAAAATGACCAGAGATTCTGTCACTTATTGTACGTCAGGTTTAGTTGACAGAAATAAAGGATCAACACTTTCATATTTACATAAAGCCATCAAATCTCTCAATCAATTGAGAATGATTGAGGATTCTTTGGTAATCTATCGTCTATCAAGAGCACCTGAAAGAAGAATTTTCTATATTGATGTTGGCAATCTTCCTAAGGTTAAAGCGGAACAATATCTCCGCGATGTTATGATGCGCTATCGCAATAAACTTGTATATGATGCTAACACAGGCGAAATACGAGATGATAAAAAGTTCATGTCAATGCTCGAAGATTTTTGGTTGCCTCGCCGTGAAGGTGGTAGAGGAACTGAAATCTCTACACTTCCCGGGGGACAAAACCTTGGAGAAATTACTGATATTGAATATTTTAAGAAGAAATTATACCGCTCACTAAATGTTCCCCCATCAAGAATGGATGGGGAGGGTGGATTCAACTTAGGACGTTCGTCTGAAATTCTTCGCGATGAAGTTAAATTCAGTAAGTTTGTCGCAAGATTGAGAAAGAGATTTTCATATATGTTTAGTGATATGCTTAAGACTCAGTTGATTCTTAAGAACATTATTACTCCAGAAGACTGGAATATTATGTCAGAGCACATTCAGTATGATTTTCTTTATGATAATCATTTTGCTGAACTTAAAGATGCCGAACTCTTAAATGAAAGATTAAATATGGTTCAAGTTGCAGAACCATATATTGGAAAATATTTCTCTCAGGACTATGTAAGAAGAAAGATTCTCAGACAAACTGATACTGAAATTTTAGAACAAGATGTTCTGATCAAAAAAGAAATTGAAAGTGGAGTAATTCCAGATCCAAATCAACCAGTTGATCCTCAGACTGGATTACCTTTAGATCAAACATCACAAATGGATTTGGGTAAACCAGTAATGGAACCTGATCTTCGTTCTCAGGAAAGAGACGTTATGGCTGCAGGTAAACCAGTAGAAATGCCCAAGGGTGGCGAAATATAAATAGAAGCGATTAGTAATTGGATTTATAACAATGGATGATTTAATGGACCTGATTGCTTCGGATGAAGCACCTTCTCAGATTAGTGATAAGATTAAAGATCTTTTATTCACTAAGTCAGCAGAAAGAGTTGATGGATTTCGTCCAGAAGTAGCAAATTCTATGTTTATAAGTACAGAAGAAGAGTGATAATCAATGGCAGATTTATCTGACTTTTTCAAACTTGTATCGGAAGATAAAAAGAAAAGAAAAGAAAAGTTTGATTCTATTGTCGGTGATTTAAACTTAAACTCTATTTTTGAAGAAGTAGCATCTCTAAAAAAAGAGAATAAAATCAAAAAGAAGGAGGAAGAAAAAACTTTAGAATCCTTCGAAAATTGGTTATATTCTGATAAAATAAAGGAAGATTCAATTGAGCAGGTTCAAGAAATTGTAGAAAATGTTATTGAAGAAGTTCAAGAAATTGTAACTAATATAGTAAAAGATCAGGAAGAAGAAAAAACTTTAATAGAAAAATCTTTAGGAATTCTAGCAGAACCATCAAATACCAAAGTTCAAAAAGATCCCCTAACTCCACTGGATCAAAATTTTGCAACTTTAGAGGATCTTCAAAATCATTATAGACTCTTCATTACTCGCATTCAACAACAACTTTCCACATTAGGTGGAGGTGGCGAAACTCGCCTTGAGTTTTTAGATGATGTTGATAGAGATAGTGCTAAAACAGACAATTATTTCCTCCAATATGATGAAACTATCAATAAGTGGATAGGAACAGATAATGGATCAACATTAAGTGGAATTGTAACTTATATTGACGCTGGCCCAAATATCTTTGTTTCATCTCATGTTGGTATTGTAACCATTACTGGAATTGGACTTACTATTGGAGATGCTCCTCCCGTAGATCCAGTAATTTATCCACTTTGGTGGGATAGTACCGTTGGAAAACCATATCTTTATTATAGTGATGGTGATAGTACTCAGTGGGTAGAATTTGCACCAGGATGTGGTGGTGCTGGAGGTGGTGGAGGAGGAGGTGACACTCAACAAGATTTAAATACAACTTTAGGATTTGGAAATACCTCCAATCTGGGAATGTCGGTTGGAGTTGTTACTGCAATTTCATATTATGGTAATGGTGCGAATTTAAGTGGAGTTGCCACTTATATTGTTGCAGGAACTGGTGTTGATGTATCAGCAAACACTGGATATATCACTATCAGTGCTACTGGTATTGGTGGCACAGGTGTATCACAATTAAATGCAAACTGGAATGCAGTAACTGGAGTTACTTCAATTTTAAATAAACCAATTATTCCAGCAGCACAAGTCAATAGTGATTGGAATACAATAACTGGTATCTCATCCATTCTGAATAAGCCAACGATTGTAAATCAAATTATTGCAGGAACTGGTATAACTATCTCCCCATCCAGTGGAGTTGGTACAGTTACTATCAGTTCAACTGGTTTAGGAACTGCCACACGATATTATGGTGCTTATTCGGACACAACAACACAGGCATGTTCTGGAATTGGTGTTACAACAACAATGCTTCTCAATAGTGTTGATGGGCAAAGTGGATTTACTTTAGCGAGTAATAGTAGAATTACCTCTACTTATGGTGGAGTTTATAATACACAGTTTTCAGTACAGTTAGATAAACCCTCCGGTGCAACTGGACATATTTGGATTTGGTTGAGAAAAAATGGGGTAAATTTACCATATACAAACAGTGTTGTTGCCGTTCAGGGGACAAACGCAGAAACCGTTGCCTCTTGGAATTTTGTTATTAGTATGAATCCAGGTGACTATATTGAATATATGTGGATGGTAGATGATACTCAAGTGCAATTAACACATACAAATCCAATAACTGTAATTGTTGGTCCAGGCGAGAATGTTCCAGTTGATATTCCAGGAATTCCATCAGTCATTATAACCATTCAGCAGGTATAAAACTATGGCAATTAATTTTCCAAATTCACCCACAGTAAATCAAGTATATAAAGCCGCTGGACGTTATTATACTTGGAATGGTGTTAAATGGATATGTGGTGGAGGTCCAGTATCTTATGCAACTACTTATATCACCTCATCATCATATACAATTGCTTTAAGCGATTATTATGTTGGCGTAAATACATCTTCTTCAGCAACAATTACATTACCACCTTCAGTTGATAGTGGATCTACCTACATAGTAAAAGATGAACGAGGAGAAGCATCTAAAGGTGCGAACAGACATATTTACATTGTCCCATCAGGCTCAGATTTAATTGATGGAGAAGATCGAGCAATATTAGCATATGATTTTGGTTCACTTACTTTTACTTATAGAGACGGTTGGAGGGTAGTTTAATGTCTCATTTATATAAACCAGCGCAAGATACTTATACTAGCAAAGGCAGACTAAAAGTATCACCATACGAAACTTCATTTTTTAATACTTTCCAGTATGGTAAAGAAACTGATGTATGGGATGAAAAAACAACAAAGGGAGGATTAGCAACTTTTAGTTCATCTCTTTCTGGCATAATTATGTCAGTTGATAGTCAGGTTGGTTCTGAAGTTATTCGCCAGACTAAACACGTAATGCGTTATATTCCAGGTAGAACTTCTTCATTAACTTTTGCAGTTCGTCTCGAAAATCCAGTTACAGGAGTTCGTAGAAGATTTGGATTATTTGACGAAAATGATGGTGCATATTTTGAAGATGGTGGAGATGGAACTTATTATTGTGCTATTCGCAATAGTGTTGGTATAGGGACATCTCTTCTAAGGGTTGCAAGAGCAAACTGGAATGGTGATAAATTGGACGGAACTGGTCCAAGTGGTATAACTGCAAGTGCGGTTGCTCAGCATATGATTAATATTGAATATGAATGGTATGGAGCTGGCCAGGTAATATTCAGTTATACAATTGATGGAGTTTCTTATGCAATTCATACTTTTAACAATGCAAATAACTTAAATCAACCTTGGTCAAGAACACCATTTCTTCCAATTCGCTTAGAACTTACAAATGTAACTGGTGCTGCAGGAACTCATTATCTTTATCAAGGTTCCAATTCTTTAATTAGTGAGGGAACTCCAGAAAAATTAGGAATTTCTGCAAACATTACTAATTCCGGACTTTCTACTAGTGTTACATATAAAACTCTTTCAAATGCTAATGAGTTTTATCCAATGATTAGTATTAAATTAAAATCTACAGATCTTCAAGGTATTGTTCTTCCAACTTTTTTCCAAGCAGCAACAATTGATAATACAGGTCTTGCATATAAAATTATCAGAAATGCAACTTTAGTTGGAGCAGCATTTACAAATCACCCGGATCCAAACTCATTTACTCAATATGATGTAAGTGCAACATCTTTTGCTGGCGGCATCATTTTAGACTCTGGTTTCGTAACAGGTGGTGGGGGAGGAACAGGAATTGAAATCAATCCTAGAGCTGCAGTACAAATTGGTAGAGTTGGTATTGGGACAACGATCACCAGCGATACTTTAACTCTTGTAGTTGCTTATATGGCGAATAATAATAATGCAAAAAGTGCTGTCGCATCAATGACTTGGATTGAGCAGAGATAATTGCATTAATAAATAACTAAAAGTGTATCTAATAAAATAATGGCTCATAGACCAGTTGGGGCGGGATCCTCATTTACATTTACTGCCGGCGCTGCAACAACTTCATCTGCTTTTTCAGTACAGTCTAGTGTTTTGAGAGTAGTTGCTGTTGGTGGTGCTGCTTTTGTCGCTGTTGGAGCAACTCCGTCAGCAACAGCGGCTGATTATTATGT